GAAATACTGGTCGAATTGAATAGAAGAACTTTGGAGGAATTTAAATGATTAAATGGATCAAAAATTTCGTTCAAAGTAGTAAACCTAAAACGATGGTAGAAGAAAGAGATGAATATTTTGCAGAAGCAAAAGACTTATGTGATCTTGAAAGAAGAATGAAGGCGTGGGAAAAATCATCCATGAATGAAAACCTCCGTGGATGGATTTGATTGTATACGATTTTATGATGAAATGGAAAATATATCTACAAATACTAAAGTATTTTTGGTTTAGACTTCCAGTATAAAAAAAGGAAGGGCATCATTGCCCTTCTTTCACACACACAAATTATGGAGATTAAAATGAGACAACATATTTTTGACACTTGGAACAGTGTAATGGATTCAAATATAAGTCCACTAAAAAACATTCCTAACTTACAGGTACGCCATTTAATTATGCAAATTCTTGCATGGATGTGGGTATCTGTATGCTCTATGTATTTAGGAAGCATAATGTTCTGGGGAATTAACGCAATCGCACACACCCTTTTACTTGCGGCGATTGTAATTACTGTTGGTACGTTTGAAACCGCAAAGCGAAAGCCTAAAGTTTTTGACAGAATTGATGGATACAACGGACGCCAAAACAATGGCGAACATAATTAATGGAGAAATATATGGATAAAATTCTAATAGTACTTGCAATGATGTTGGCATTTACTACTTCTGCTTGGGCAGAAGATGTAGCAATCGATATGTTAAACAAGAGAGCCGATGGAGAAAAAATGGCTTACAGTGTAGATATTGCCAGAATTGATGTTGGTGATACTGTCACTTGGCTACCAGCAAAAAAAGGACATAACGTAGAATTTCGTGCAGGTCCTGATGGAGTAAAACTACCGAGAAAATCAAAAATGAATAAAGAATTTTCTATGACTTTTGATACTCCAGGCATTTATTATTACTGGTGTACTCCACATAAAGCTATGGGCATGATTGGGCTTGTAGTTGTGGGAGATGATACCTCAAATAAAGATGCTATTGCTAAAACCAAAACATCGGGCAAATCTAAAAAGAAACTAAAAAAACTTCTGACTCAACTTTAAAAAGGAATACACACAATGGCACACAAAAATCCCTTTGAAATTCGCGCTGATATGTTAGCGATGGCAAAAGACTATATGGACCAACAATGGTCCATGAATATTCAACTTGCAAATGATATGCATGAGCAAGGTCAAAAGACAATGGATGAAGTTAAAGAAGCATACCAAATTTATTCTACAGAAGATTTGATGGCAAAAGCTAAAGAAATGTACTCTTTTGTGTCAAAGAAAGACTAGACAACGTGCAATATATGTGTTATAATGTAGACTAATCATGGAGATAGATTATTGAAAGCATTTTATACAAACGTAGCACGATATGGCAACTCACTCTTATACCGTGGTTATAATGACCACGGTATTCGTATAGAAAAAAGAATAAAGTTTAAACCCACATTATATGTCCGTAGTAAAAGTAGTAGTGCTGTATGGAAATCTTTAGACAATTTAGCATTACAACCTGTTGATTTTGAAAGTATGAGAGCCGCAAAAGAGTGGCTTGAACAATACAAAGATATGGACAATGTTAAAATATATGGCAATACCAATTATGTCCAACAATTTATTGCTAGTGCATTTCCTAAAGATATTTCATTTGATAGAAAAACTGTGAATGTCGCAAATCTTGATATTGAAGTTGCATCCGACGATGGCTTTCCAGAACCAGATACTGCAGACTATCCAGTTATTTCAATTTGTTTGAAAAGTTCTAAGAGCGAAATCTATCATGTTTGGGGTCTTGGTGAATATGATGCTGATGTTCGTGAAAATCAAAATCTATTAGTTCAATATCGTAAATGTGAAACTGAAGTTGAATTGCTGGCTAAGTTTATTGAGTATTGGAAAAAGAATACACCAGATGTAATTACTGGCTGGTATATCAAAAACTTTGATATGCCATATCTAATTAACAGAGTAACAAAGTTGGCTGGTACTGAAGCTGCTAATAAGTTTTCGCCGTGGGGTCTTATCAGTGAAAGAAAAGTTACTATTGCTGGTCGTGTAAATAAAAGCTATGAAATCACTGGTATATCTCAGCTAGACTATCTTGACCTTTTTAAGAAGTTCGGCTACTCTTATGGCAACCAAGCATCTTACAAGTTAGATCACATTGCAAATGTTGTTCTCGGTGAAAAGAAGTTGTCATATGAAGAATATGGTAATTTACATACACTGTATAAAAATGACCATCAAAAGTTTATTGATTATAATATCAAAGACGTTTATTTGGTAGATAAGATAGACGAAAAGATGGACTTGATTACTCTTGCACTTACTATGGCATATCGTGGCGGTGTGAATTATGATGCAACACTTGGTACGACTGCTATATGGGATTCTATTATCCATCGCGAATTAAATCAACAGAAGATTGCAGTGCCACCTAAAGAAGATACGAGAAAGACTCCGTATCCTGGTGGCTATGTAAAAGATCCTCATGTAGGTGGTCATGACTGGGTAGTTTCTTTTGATTTGAATTCTCTTTATCCGAACTTGATTGTTCAATACAATATGTCGCCAGAAACCTTGATTGTAGATCCTGATGATATGCATCAAGGTGGCGTTGATCACTATATGAATAATGCACCAAAAATTCGTAATGATGTTTCTATTGCTGCAAACGGTGCCACGTTTGCTAAAGACAGACAGGGTATTCTACCAAAATTGATTGCTGATTATATGTTAGATAGAAAAACTGCCAAGAATGGCATGCTTGCTGCTATTCAAAAACAACAGACAGACTCTAGTGATGCTGTTGTCCGAGAAATCAATCAACTTGAAAACAGACAAATGGCAATTAAAATTCTATTGAATTCTCTTTATGGTGCAATTGGCAATCAACACTTTCGATACTTTGACCAACGGGTAGCTGAAGGTATCACATTATCTGGTCAGCTGGCAATTCAATGGGCTGAACGCGCCATCAATAAAGAAATGAATAAAATTCTAAAAACCAAAAATATCGATTATGTTCTAGCTATCGATACAGATTCACTTTATATCAATTTTGGTCCACTTGTAAATCAATTGAAACCAAAAGATCCTGTAAAGGCACTTGATAAGATTTGTGCAGAACATTTTGAAAAAGTTCTTAAAGAAGCGTATGATGAATTGTTTAATCAAATGAATGCATACACAAATCGTATGGTTATGGAACGTGAAGCGATTGCAGATCGTGGTATCTGGATGGCAAAGAAACGTTATATTCTAAATGTCCACAATAATGAAGGTGTTCAATATAAAGAACCAAAACTAAAAATCATGGGTATTGAAGCTATCAAATCTTCTACACCTCAGGTGGTTCGTGATAAGTTTATGCAAGTGTTTAAAATTATTATCTCTGGTAGTGAGATTGAAACCAGAAAATTTATTAATGATTTTAAGACAGAATTTAAAAGCTTACCTGCAGAGGCGGTAGCTTTTCCTCGAGGTTGTAGTGAAGTTAAAAAGTATAGTGATCGTAAGATGATTTATAAGAAAGGCACACCCATTCATGTTCGTGGTGCTCTCCTGTATAATCATCAAGTAAAAGACAAAGCCCTTGAAAAGAAATATACAGAAATTCAGAACGGCGAAAAAATATTATTCACATATCTGAAACTACCTAATCCTATTCGTGAAAATGTCATTTCATTTCCAGACTATATTCCACCGGAGATGAATCTGTCAAGATATGTCGATTATGATACCCAATTTGCTAAGACTTTTGTTGATCCAATTGAACCTATCTTAGATGCTGTTGGTTGGTCAATTGAAGAAAAAGCAACATTAGAAGATTTTTTTGGTTGACAATGAAGCATGGTTATGCTAATATGTAAGAGTAAATAGAATCATGCAAATTATATGAAAAGAGAAAATCATGAACTGTATGCCAAACGGACCTATAGCACCTACGAAAAAACGTCCGTATAAAAAAAGTGAAAGTGATGAAACTGGGCGTTTATATCGTNAAACGTATNCAGAGTCAATAGAAGAATTTTTGAGTGCAACAGGGCTTCTACAAGANACTGATTGCAATCCAATTGGGCAGAGACCTTCCGTTTATATTAAAGCAGATAATGCTAAATCTGTAAATATAATAGATTCAATGCTATATATGAATATTGACCTTGGCACTATCACATTAGTAGATGTTAAGCATGAAAAAAGTCAATGGTTATGGGAATCACTTGATGGTGGTCACCGTAAGAGGGCAATTAGAGATTTTAAAAACAATAAATTCAAAGTTAGAGGTAAATATTATTCTGACTTAACTGAAGATGAACGCGAAACTTTTCTACAATTTACGTTGAATTTTACTTTATATGGTCCAATGACTAATGAAATGAAAGGTAAAGTTTGGCGAACCTTAAATAAAACAACTCCTCCGAATCAGATGGAAACACTAAACTCTTATGGCAATATTTCAATTGCTAATGCTGTTCGCGAGAAAGTCCGCTTACCGTTTGATACATATGGTGGAAAAATGTCAAATCCACATGATTTATTTGAATTAAAGCGCCTCAGTGATGAAAAATATAAGTGGCTGAAAAAGACTAATAAAAGATTAGAACTTGAGGAGTATGTTGCTCAGGCATATTGGGTCTTTTATAAAGGCATAAAACTCTGTAATAGAAAGACCAGTTGTTTGGAAGAAATGTATAATGATAAAGGTTTGAACGAACATAAAGTAAAATCTTTAACAGAAAAGGTAGATAAATATTTTGACTTTTTGTATGAAATGGCGAAAGCCAATAAAGGCGTATCTCGTGGTGAAATGCCAGAATATAAAATGCAGCTTTTATTGACCTTATATGTTGCTCATTATCAAGATTATGGTTCTTTATTAGAGCCAATTAATTATGCGGAATTTTATCAAGTTGTTAATAGGATAAACAATGACTATTACAATGATGCAAATAAAAAATATAAGGAAGTTGTAACATTATCTTTTGAAGCTGCCGAACTTACAAAATCTCAAATTTACAGAGATTATTCTCGCTGCCTTGATAATGAGAAAAAGCAACGCTACCTTGTTGAGATGATTAGAGGTCATGAAGTTTGGAAAAATAATATTGATAAACTTATTGTCTGGAAAGATCCTACTAGATGTTTCAGTAATTCAGACCAAGATAGCAAGTTGAGTGATCAAAATTACAAATGCTATATTGATGGAGAGCCTTTACTGATGCCAGATGCTGAAGCAGCCCACAAGATTGCTCATAGTAAAGGTGGTCTAACTGAGTATGATAATTTTGCAATGGTGAGAAAAAAATATAATAGTGATATGGGTACAATGGACTGTGATCAATATAGATCAATTTTCTGGAATAATCAGTCCTCAGAGACTGGAATGACAGCCAATCAATCTATAGCCTTAGTTAATGAAGGTCTTTTGGGCAATATTCATTGACAAATCAGATATTATCGTATATAATCGTATATACATAAAAATAAAGGATACATTATGGAAACTAAAAAAATTAAACCGCACGACTTTCCTGTGATGGCACTAATCAATAAAATTAAAGATTGGCATGAAAATAGAAATTTAGTTGAAGGTTCTACTGATAAAGATCAAGTACTAAAGCTAATGCAAGAGTTGGGCGAGTTGTCCGATAGTGTATGTAAGGGCAATGACATTAGGGATGATCTTGGCGATATGATGGTTGTTATGATAAATATCATGGTTCGTAATGATATTACTATGAACGAATGCTTAACTGTTGCCTATAATGATATCAAAGATCGTAAAGGTCGAATGGTTGAAGGCATCTTTGTAAAGGAAGCGGATTTGTAAGTG